TGATTACCATCGTCATCTTCTGGTGTTCTGTTGATAGATAATCTTGGAATAGAATTTCCCACAGTAGATCCATCATCTTGTCCTATAGCTTGCATTATTTGCTCATCAGACATTTTTTTTATATTAGTTAAATTATTATCAGACATTTGTCCTCCTTTTTATATTTATCTTATAACACATTTTAAAAAAAAATCAAGTATTATTTATTGCTTCTATTATCGCACCTATTGCTATCCATATTACAAAAAATAACATTATTTCTGCTAACATATTCTAGTCTCCCCATCTATTATTTTTACTTCTAAACCATCAGCATTTGCAAAGTAATCCCACTCTGACAAAAACTCATGATCTTTATTAATATACAATGTAGTTGGTTCTACCACACACTGATCTTTTAAATGTGTATATTCTAAAAACGCAGAGTATTCATCGTCAGAATATTCATCCATTGTATCTAATACCTCTATTTCTTTAGCCATATTAATCCTTGTATTGATGTTGTTTAATTTTAATATCTAACTCTAACTCTTGTGCTTCATAAGCATCCATAATTTCTTCTAGCATTGGTAGAAGTTTTTTATGATGTAATCCATCATTTGAAGTTAAAGTTGCTTTAGTAATATCATTTATATACTTGTCTTTTTTATGATTATACTCTTGGCCTATTATTTTTATATTATATTTATCTATATACATTATTGTACCTCCTTCATATTTAACCAATCATATCCTATTTTAAGTTCCGTGTCAAGTGGAACATTAAAATCAATATTGTAATACTGTTTTAGTGCAGGTATTACGTCTGCTGTGCCCTGTTTAAATATTTTACTCATCACATCTTCTTCTCCAGGATAAACATCAGCTACAATAGAATCATGAACTGTGTTTACAAGTAAACTTTTTACCTTTTTTTCTTTCATAAGTTTATATATATTTATACAAGCTAATGGTACAATGTCTGCTGTTGCAAAACCTTGCACAGGATAGTTTTTTATTTGAGTCCCATATGTAGACCCACCCCATGGTGTTCTTTCTGCATAGGGAAAAGCATACTCCCTACCTGTTGGTAGTTTAACTCTTTTAAACCTAATGGCTTCACTTTGTAAATTTTCATGCCAATTTTTTATATCTTTATACTTTTCTAGAAATTTAGTATAATATCTTTTTTCATCTTCAGTGCCAGTTACACCACCATACAAAGGTTTAAATGTGTGTGCTTTAGCGTCTTGTCTTGATACCCCTATTATGTCTGCAGTATATTGATGAACATCTATTTTATTTTTTATATCTTCCATCCCTTGTTTATCTTGTGCAAGATACACAGCTGTTCTAAATTCTAATTGTGCAAAATCTATTTCAAGTATACTACCATTTTCAAATCTAGATGTAACAACTTTTCTAATAGGAAATGTTTTACCCCTAGGTTGATTTTGAAAGTTAGGATCTCTACTAGATAATCTACCTGTAGCTGTAACTGCTTGCATAAACTTAGGATGTAAAAAACCTTTTTCGTTTGTAAAATTTTTCAATCCTTCTACAAAAGTATTTAAATAAGTATCAACTGCATTATATCTAACTATAGCATCTATAAATTCTTTAAACTCACCCTCTGCTTCTGCAGCTATTTTACCTAATGTTATCCTATCTGTTCTAAAACCAGACTCAGATATATCATACACATTTCTAGGTCTTTGCCTAAACCCTGCAATCTTTGCCATAGAAGTATAAATATAGCCCTCACCATCACAGTCTGAACATTTACTATAATTTTTATAAGGGCTTCCATCTTTTCTTATTTTTCTAACAACACCTTTACCAGAACAAGCTAAACACTGGGAAGCAACTGTTTTATAAATAGCCTCTGTATTATCAGCAACTAAATTTCTAAATTGTATTCTAGAATATTGTGGTCTTCTTTTATTTTTTCCCGTATTTTTATCAATGCCTATATTAAATATTTTAGCCCACTGTTTTTTATCTTTTGGTTTTATAGAATAAATTAGCCAAGATAATTGTTCTGGACTAGATAAATTAATTTTAGTGTCTCCTACTTGTTTATATACTATCTTATCTATTTTTTGTCTAAGATATGCAAACTCTGCTCTATATTCTTTTTCTACTTTATCTAATTCATCTAAATTTATATTAATACCATTTATCTCCATGTCACTTAGAACAATTAAAAATTCATTCATCATCTTAGCTGTCATTAGCAAATCTTTATTTTTAGATAATTTAAAGTCTGCCATTTGAGAATCAAATAATCTTCTAGTTATTTGTACATCTATTCTACCATATTCCTCTACTATATCGGCAGGTATATTTTCAAAAGATATACCACGATCCGTAAATTCTTTTATTCTATCATATTTTGATCCTATCTTTCTTCTACGACAACACATCTCTAGTGTTAAACTTTTTCTTATACCTCTATTAAGTATATACTCCCCCAACATGGTATCATAAACTCTACCTGTATATTTAAATCCAGACTCTAGTAACCACATCAAATCAAATTTAATATTGTGACCTATAAGTAAAGTTGTTTTATCTAATATAGATTGTATTTCATGGTAGCAACCTTCATCAACTCTTTCACTGTGATTAGTAAAATAGTAGTCATCATTTATGCCTACACTAACTAATATATTATCTGGGTGAAAAGGTGATGGATCATAACCACCTATTTCTGTTTTTTGCCAGGATGTTTCTACGTCTACTGTTGTTATCATATTTACCTTTCTGTTAAACTTCGTATCTACTAATTGATCTTCTAATTGTGCAATTTGGTTCACCATGATAGCCATTAATTTTATTCTTACTTACACATAATGTTCTTATTTTATTATCTGTATCCGTATTAGCATTTCTACCTATACCAATAATTAAATCTGCTTCAGCTGCCTTACCTGTCTTAGAGTTTTCCATCTGACTAAATGATATACTGTTTCTATTATCTGCATCAGCAGATGCTTGGGATATTGCAATAACTGCACATTCTCTACGCTTGGCTATCTCTCTTACATTTGTATATATTTTTCTTAACTTCTCATCTGTTCTAGCAAATGTACCCGTAACATTAATCTTGTCTAGTTGATCTATAATTATTATATCTGGTTTATGTTTTTCACAATGTAAATCTATATCTTCTATTGACCAATCGACTGTATCAAACATTGATATATTATCTTTTATTTCTGACCATACTCTACCTGCTATTTCTTTTTCATTTATTATTTCTTCTCTAGTCATACCTGTGTAGCAAGAGATAGCTCTCATCTGTGTTCTTATTGCAGGCTCCTCGTTTATAAACGCATGTACCTTTGCACCTTGTTCTGCAAAACCATTTGGACCTGCACATAGGCTAACCCAGAATGCAGTTTTACCTGTCTCTGGTCTAGCAAATGCTATCATAAGATTACCACCACCTATACCTCCTACATTTTCTTTTAATACAGGTATATTAAATTTCCATTTAGTAGTTACGTTTAGTAATTCTAAAACTTCATTAACATTACTAGTTACCGCAGGAACTTTTTCATTATCAATACCTCGTTTATGTTTTTCTACCATATTTGTTATTTCAGAAAAATTAGCTTCTTTTCCATTAAATATTTCTGTAGCTTCTACTGCTATCCTTTGTGCAAGATCTCTATCAGATAAGATACGCATTATATCTTTTGCTATTTCTTTATTAGGTTCTTGTACTTCTCTTATATCTTCTATTAATTCACTAAACTTTTCTTTTGCAGAACGTGTTAGAGCAGGATTAAATATAGCTGTATGTAAAGAATATAGCTCATCAATCTTTATATCCTCTTCATATTTTTCGTGTGCCTTTTGTATCGTATCATACAAAGAACTTATATCTCCTGCAAATACTGTTGGTGATAATACTCCTTTATACTCTGTATAAAATTTTTTATTAAGCATAAGCCTAATCATTTGCTTTTCTATCATGCAACTCCTTTTTTAAATTTTCTATTGTATACTGTGATTTAATTTTATTTAATCTTAAATCTTCATTTTCATTTTTTAATCTTTTAACTTCTGCATACAAAGCCATGATCTCTGCTATCCTATCATCTTGTGTTTTCTTAGTTTGTTTTTTAAGCCAATCAATTTGCTTTTGCTGTTTATCAATTACTTCTTCAAGATCAGCAGGTCCTCTATCTAGATTTATCGCCATCTCCATACTCCTTTCTTAATAATAATTCTATTGTATCTAATATGGATTGATCTCTCTGTGTCCATTCTGATCTATTCATATCAACTATATCATACTTCCAACTATTCCAACTATCTAATATTTCTTTTTTCATGTTACTGTCCATAAAACATCTCCCTTATTTGTTCTGTATCAAAGTATTTTAAGTCATCTTCTAATGGTTTTACTATTACATTTTCAAATCCAGATGATCTTAAATCTTTTGCCATGTCATATGCTTTTGTTGTAGCATCTCTATCCAAACATATATATAAATTTTTATAAGGTTTTAAGTGTGACTTCTGTACTGATTTTAATTTTGTACCCATGATTGCAATACCTGTAAGTATATTAGATACAGCACAAGCTGATGGACAATCTTCTACAATAACCGCATCATTACACTCACCACATTTAAATGGAACATCTTTATTACCATACATAAACCATTTAGGAAAATCATTTTTATTTAATGATCTACCCACTGCACCTACTATTTTATGTGACATTCTATTCTTAACTAAGAACACAACTCTATTTTGTTTGACATCATATTTAAAATCTGCTCTACCCCAAGACCAAGACTCCCAACAATTATTATTAGATAACCAACGCATAGCTTTTTCATTTGAATATATTGACTGAAAGCTATCTGGTATCTTAAAATTTATATCTTCCACATGCAATGCTTTATTACCATGGAATACTTTTTCTACATACTGCATATTTTTTTCTCCTTGTTTTTTACCTTTAGCACTACAGGAAGCATGAAAGCAATACCAACTTATTTTATTTTCTGTTGTATCTATCGATAAAGTATTTCTACCACCACAAAATGGACAGTCCATTCTAGTTTGTGTTTCATCTGGTATTAATAATCCATCTATAACTGCTAATTGTTGTTTGTAATTCAATCTTTTATTTCCCAATAGTAAATATTTTCATTATATTTTTTTTCTTTTTTACTGCTATTAAAACTTTCTAATGCAACAAAACTGTTATACTCTACTTTAAATAAATTATTATTTAGATACTCAATTATCTTTGACTCAAGTTGTTGATGATTTGGTTCGTAATCGAATGGTAGGACTGCGTTTAGTTCGTGTTGATATGCTATTATTCTTACTTTGTATTTTTTCATCATGATTCTCCTTATCATTATTTGACTGATTTGTCAAGTTGATTTCTTTTTTTATTTTTTTGTAATGTTTAGGGTGTCTCCAAACAAATGACATATTAATAAATTTTTGTTGATTTTTTATTTCTTTTTCTTTTATACTTACCATACCAAGATGTATCTCTATTGTTAGCTATGCACCACTTATAATGAAACTCAAGTATTCTTCTTATACCATCGCCATAACTCATAGTCTACCTTTTCTTTCTTTTCTAGATACATATGGTAGTTTAAGCATCTTATCACTTATGTTACCTTTCTTACTTGTCCAAACAATTAGTGCTTGATTGTCATGATCATTTGGTTTGCCGTTATATTTTTTTATTGCTTTCTTTAGACTCATAGCTTCGATATGTTTTTTATCTCCACCAGTTCTTATAAACGTATATTGTTTCATATTTAATCCTTATTGTTAAATGGTGGCTTTTTTATCTGATTACACCCTGGAACACAACTTAGCTTAACAACCTCCATGCATGGCAAATCTTAGTTAAGTACCACCATAATTTATTTAGTCGTTATACCCCAACGACCAAAGGGAAGGAAAAATCTTACCTCATACTAGGACTTTAGCTAAAAGCCATTGATCACTGGCTTTAATACAGGTTCTAAGTTACCTATTCTACGTCTAGAATTCTTTAA